ATATGAAATAATTTGAAAAAATAAATCAAAAAATAAATCAAAAAATAAAAAAGCCACGTCGGAAAATTCGCCGGCGTTATGGGGGGAGGGCCACAATGACCATACATGTAGTGCAACGTAGTGTAGTGCAGTGACCATACACTACACTGCCATACACGTATGGTCACACTACGCTACACTACATGTATGGCAACCATACGCTACATTACATGTATGGTCACTATGCAAGTACCATGCCAGGCACAGTTCTTGCATTGACGCAAGACATGGCAAAGCCGAATGATTCCGCTAGCTTACAACATAAGCACGATAAGGTGCCGCGTCAAGTGACTGATATCATTAAGGTTTATCGGATAAGACGTCTCGTGAGCATGTCACCCGATACGATATCTTGGCATGAATCTTGCTACGCGTCGCATCATGGTAAGATAAGGTGCGGCCAGTAGACGCTAAGCTGTAACCTGCTAGAATTATTGAGCAATTCGCTAGCTACGCATATTGTTGCAACCCCTGAATTTTTGCACAGTGAGCTAAGCTAGTGTAATTGTTGAGCAATCACCTGTTTCTCAAAACAGGTATGACACAACTGTCGCGGATCAGGCCCGCTGGCCTGCTCTAAGTGTATGATATCAGGTAAACCTGTATCTTGGCACAGGGCGTGCAATACCCTAAAACATGAAGCACAACACAGCAAAGCAGACTGCGCTCGACTTCTTCATGTTAGAGGGCATCGAATGCCCTTACTTGGCGCAAAGTGTCGCCAAGGAGTACGTAGAGGCTGGTAAGACGCCGCACGCCGAAAGCTGTCGCCGTGGTAGGTTGGAGCGCTTTGGCGTGGTGAGTGTGCTCAGGACGCTATTTGTCCGGGCTGACGAGGTCGCGAAATGGCAGCGGCGCCTAGGCTCGAATAACAAGGCCTACTACTTCGACAGTGTATGGGAGCGTAGCAAGCGGCTGCGACTTCCCAACGTCTGCTAACAATCGACATTGCCATACCTGTTTTAATTGACAGCAATTGCTACCCATGCCAAAGGTCCTACTCATGAAGCACACACCAACCAGCATCTTGTTCCAGTCCCTAGCCAATGCCCCTCACGTATCGGCGCCGCCGAGCGTCCCTACGCTTCCAAGCGCGGTGTGGCCCCTCGTCACCCGCGAGTGTTCCAATACTCAGCTCTGGGATGTCCTAGCCGACTTTGGCGATGATCCGAGCGAGGATCTTGAGTCACTGCATGGCGGCAGCCTGCCGAGTGTTAGCGCTGCCGAGATCAACGCCGCTGGCGAGTCATTCCTGGCTAGCTGGTGCGAGACGATCGGAGACGCCCCGATGACCAAGCGTAGCCCGGAGACTTGGGCAAGGATCACTCGGTGCGAGCGACCAACTAAGAACGACTGAGAACACACCAACCAACACAAAGAAGGATCGATATAATGGGACATGGAATTCATACAGACGAGGCCGACAGATTTCTATACGTAGAGGCTGATACAGAACCGCAGGCCTGGCACCGGGGAGGACTTCGCGAGTCTATCAGCTGTACAAGCGAATTGCTTCGCTACGCTAGGACACAAGGGATCATGCCAGTTAATCACTGGCACATGCAGTCCTGCAATGCCAAGGGAGGGTATAAGGGGACTGGACGCCTATACGGGGATACAGATGGTCCCTACGTCGCAACCGGTGTCGCTGAAGCATGGATCAGCTACGAGGACGGACGCGACCTGTACTGTGGTGACGTAGGCAAAGATCACGCGAACGCCATGCACGCATCGCAACCGATCGAGGACTTTGAGTCGCTCCTATGGGCGGCACAGAGCGGCGGCGGTACACCGTCCAATATGTTCGCTCTTAAGGACGGGACGCGAATTGTCGCAACATACAAGGTGTTGATTACAGATGAGGGGACAGATGACGAGATCGTGCACTACCTTGTGGTGGTCGAGGACCTTACGGGGTCCAAGGCGCGAACGATCATGTGCCAAAGCATAAAAACGGTATGCGCCAATACCTTGTACGCGGCTGAGCTGACATGCGCCAAGGGCAAGCGGATCAAGATCCGTCACTCTGGTGACTTGGCTGGTAAGACGCGGATCGCGGCCGCCATCGTCTCACGGTGTCAGGAGGTAGCCGGAGAGATTGGCGAGTTCTATAAGCTGGCCAAGTCGGCCAAGATCACGACCAAGGAACAATTCGATCACGTGGTACGAGCCTTTGTGCCAGATGCACTAGACGAGGACGGTAAGGTCCTCACAGAGGGTAACAAGTACAACCGAGTAGACAAGGCGCGCGATGCTCTGAAGGACGCTGCTAGGCGCAAAGAGAACTACTGTGGGAGCACCGTGGCAACCTACCTCAACGCAGCAACTTACCTGCTCGATCGCAATGCGGACGGATCACAAGCTGAGGCTAAGGGCGGTAGCTGTATGATCGAGAGCATGCTCTTTGGTGATCGGAATCACAAGCTGAATGGTCGTAGTGGTAAGAACCCGCAAGCCGGGATCCTTGACACAACTCAAGAGCTTGTACAGTTCTTGGTGCAGATGGCGGACGGTACTACGGAAGCCATGACGCTTGCGCAAGCGGTCGAGACGGGGCAAGTCCCGACCTCCCAGCTGGGCGCAGGGATCATGGAGGGCATGGACGTTACGGAGTAGGTTGGTTGGTGTGGACCGACCACGGGGTAGTCTCTCGTGGTCGGTCGTTTCGATGCTCGCACGGCGTGATCGTCCGAGCATCGAAACGACCGTTGGTCGATAGACTTGGCACGTTTCTAAACCGTGCCAACATGCGAGAAAATTTCAGGTTAAATTCTTCAATGATTACGGGGGGTTGGAGCTTAGTGACGAGAAATCGCAGATCATATAACCCCCAAAAAATCTACACGCTATAATACCCGTGGACCACTTGCAATGCTGAAACCCATACAAGCTCTAGACTGGTACTACAATCAATCCGATTCTGACCTCGGTTTTTCCGCTCAGAGTTTTGACGGGATGCCGCAGTCCGACCGCGACTTTCACCCCTCGCAGCAGACGATGGACGCAGCTGCAAGACAGAAAATCGTAAGACATGCCTTGCAGGAGTTGGCCCCTAGTCTTCAGTCTGCCATCGAGGCAGCGTACAGCCCTGGCCCCCTTGCCACTCAATTAAAGCTCAAGTATGGGCTTTTAGCTGGTATATTAGCCCGGAGCTGGCCGCCCAAGGACGCCAAGGAGTTGTCGTTGGCGGTCGGCACAGCAAAGAAAATTCTAGCAACAGCTCACAAGGCATTTACAATTGCGCATAAGCCTAAGAAGTCAAAGAGCCCATGGCTATCCAATCTAGAAAAGTCAGCGGACCCATCTTTCTACCGCAGTTGACTGAGCTGTTAGCCCCCATGAGCACTAGACAAATCGTCTATCTCGTTCGTAAAAAAGAAAAGCAATTACACGAGAAAATTTTTTTGGGCGGCGGCAAGGGTTCGCCCCTGTACCTAACCATTCCGCTTCTTTCTAAGTATTTTCCAGAGTTTGTGGACGATAGGTTTTCTATAACGGAACTCTTGAAAACCTATTTAAAACAGATAGACACCACGCAAGTGGAGATGAAGAAGGCTATAGTTAGCAATAGAAAGACAATTACTAAGCTATTGGGTAGTACGCCAAAGGCCGACCATGGATCTGACGCCAGAACAAATTCAATCCGTCGCGAAGTCCATCGAGGAGGGAATGCCTCGCATGCGCGCCCTGAAAGTAGCGGGTATAAGTGCGGGTAAGTACCGGACGCTCATTCGGTTGGCAGCGGACGGTGAGGCGCCGTATCCTGCGTTTCTCAGGATCATTGAAAGGGCCGAGTCCGAGGCGCAGAAGCGGCACATCACTTCGATCAGCACATCCCCTGACTGGCGAGCGCACGCATTCATCCTTGAGCGGCAGTACCCACAGGAGTGGGGCCAGAAGATTCAGCTCGAAGTTAAGCGAGAGTTAGAAAAGGTATTTGCCATTGCCCAGGAAGTCCTTCCAGAAGAGCAGTTCGTCCAGCTCCTCGAACGTGTCAGCCGCCTCGATAGCGAGACGGCTGTTGATGCGGACGAAGAAGCGCGTCCACTGCACTGACCCGGTCGATTTCATAGCGAATCGTCTTGGGGTATCGGTTATCCCTGAGTATCAGAAAGAGATCTGTCGTGCGGTGGCGAACAATCATCGTGTGGCTGTGCGCAGTTCGCACAAGACGGGTAAGAGTTTTTGCGCAAGCGCACTAGCCCTATGGTGGGCATCGGAGAAGCCGCACGGTCGCGTGGTATTGACTGCCACGACGAACCCTCAGATCAGAAACATTCTCTGGAAAGAGATCAAGCGTCTGAGTTATGGCAGAGGGTTCCCGAAACCAGCGGAGCTGCCTGGACTGGGGATGCAGTGGCCGGATGGTCGGGAGATTATCGGGTTCTCGACGAAGGAATCTGAGCGCATGGCCGGTATCTCCGGTTCAGACTTGTTGTTCATCGTCGATGAGGCGAGTGGTGTGACGGAGAACATCTTCGAGGCGATTGAGGGTAACCGAGCTGGCGGCGCTCACTGTTTGCTGATTGGTAACCCCACCCGTCCGAGCGGCACGTTCTACGATGCGTTTCACACGAAGACGGACTTCTATAAGACGTTTCACATCTCAGCTTACGACGCGGCTAAGTATAAGATTCCAGGTTTGGCGACAACGCCTTGGATTGAGGAGAAGTTTGCGGAGTGGGGTGAGCACAGCCCGATGTTTCAGGTACGATGCTTGGGCAACTTCGCGGGTAGCCATGAAACGACCGTTGTTCCTCTGCATCTCGTCACGACGGCTGGCGACGTATACGATTCGACTCCGACGCCGAACAGCCAGCTTCATCTCGGGGTTGACCCGGCTCGGTTTGGCGATGACGATGCTTGTATTGTCGTCCGACGAGGAAACAAAGTCCTCGAAATCGTAACGGCGTCGAATCTCGACAACGTGCAGGTAGCAGATTGGGTGGTAGAGGTCGCGAAGCGGCACCATGCCAAGGGCGAAGGCCCAGCGTTAGTGAAGATCGACGGCATTGGAGTGGGCTCCGGGGTTGTCGATACGCTGATGCACGCTGACCAGGACACCTTGATTCAGGTTGTGGACGTTGTATCGAGCATGAATGCGAACGATGAGGAGTCGTATTACAACCTGCGGACGCAGCTATGGTTCGGTATTAACGATTGGCTGAAGGATGGCGGGGCCATCCCGCAGGATGATAAGCTAATTGCTGACATGGTCAGCGCGAATTATGACTTTGACGTGCGCGGCAGGTATCGGGTAGAGAAGAAGAGCGAGATTAAGAGACGTATTGGACGTTCACCCGACCGAGCTGACGCATTGGCCCTATCGATATACACGCCATCACTCAGGCTGGCGTATTCAAGCAATAAACCAGTTCGCCTAGCGCGAATGACCGGAAGAGGATTTTAAAAAGATTATGGCACGATCATGGGGCGGCACACTTGCCCGCAAAATCACAGAGCAGTCGAACATCGCAGCGGGCCTGCGCCCGCAGACCGGCACCGTCACGCTAGCTTCCGGCGTGACAGCGGCACCAATAACGGGTGTTCGTATCACGGCAGACACGACGTTCCACTTTACGCTGCTTGCTCGCGGCGGAACGGCCACTGCGTGCCAGTACGCGCCTACCAGTATCGTTCTTGGCGAGGTGGGAACAGCGCAATTTGATATTGCAGGGTTTAGAAACGATACCAATGTGGAGACGAACGATGACTCCGACGTGACATGGATGCTGATCTCATGACCATGGATTGTTATTACAACAATCCCCGTGAGAAGTGCCCATGCAAGCATTGCTGTGACAGGCGCCCCACGCCCAAGGCGAAGCCCAAGGCAAAACCCGCACCGGCACCGGCTCCCTCGAAACCCAAAGCGTCAAAGAAGAAATCCGACAAGAAGTGGTAATCGGTGGGCATCTTTTCTAGCCTAGCTGAGTCGTTTCAGCGGAAAGATACGTCTCTTCCGTTGGCGCTTCGGCGTAGTCCCATCTATCCCCTGAACCTGGGGGAGCAATTCATCCGAATTGGTGGTGGGATCACGCCCCAAAGGGTGAGTTCGATCATCCGAGAGGCCGACAGTGGGTACGTTTATCAGCTTGTAGACCTGGCAAATGAGGCGAGACAGAAGGATTGTCACCTCCAGGCGCTCCTAAACACCCGCGAAATCGCTGTTTCGTCCCTAAATTGGGCCATAACGCCCGCAATACCCCATGAGGGGTACGTTCCTACCGATAGGGACCGCGAGGTCGCGTTCTTCGTAGAAAGCGCTCTGAAGGGCGCTGACGGCAACGGAGAGCGGTCCAGGAGCTTCACGGACCTGTTGACCCACCTAGCTGGGGGTATTTACTTCGGATATGCCGTATCTGAGGTGAATTACGAGTTATCTGATGGATATGTGGTCCCATCGGGGTTCACACCGGTCAGTCCGAGGCGATTTCGGTTCTCTTGGGGCGACGGTGAGCTTCTGTGGTGGGACCAATTCGGCACTCCGGTCGATGGCGTGAACCTGATGACGCGCTATCCGGACAAGTTTATCCAGTACCAACCACGTGTAACGGGCGATGTTACTGCCCGTGAGGGGCTGGTTCGGGTGCTTATGTGGGCTGCGCTCTTCCGAAATTGGGCGCAATCGGACTGGATGAAGCTAGCTGAGCTTGCATACAAGCCTTGGCGGATTGGAAAGTACAAGTCCACGGCGTCTACGAAGGACATCGAGGACATGCTCAGCGCACTTGAGCAGTTGACGACCAATGGTGTGGCGACGTTCTCTGATCGCGCAGACATCGAGATCATCTGGCCAGAGCGTGGTCGAGGCGGCAAGCCTGAGCATCACGATTTGTGTGAGTGGCTCGGGATGGAGATGAGCAAGTGCGTGCTTGGCCAGACGATGACGGTCGAGCAGGGCGAGCGTGGTGCTCGGAGCTTGGGCGAGGTTCATGACCGGGTGCGTAAGGACATCCGGGAGGGTGACGCGGTGTCGATGGCGAGCACGATCCGCCGTGACATCATCGAGCCGCTGGTGAGATTGAACTTCGGTGCGGAGCAGCCGGTCCCTGAGTTCAACTTCATCACTGAGGACTCGGTTGACATGGGCGCGTTATCTCGCGCTGTTGAAGGTTTCGTAAGAGCTGGTCTAGATATCCCGCAGTGGTGGGTTCGTAACAAGGCTGGCATTGCAGATCCTGAAGAGGGCGACGAGCTTTTGAGGGGTCAGGAGTTTATTGAAGATGACGGAGAGTCAGACACCATTACAGATGACGTTGATGCTGGAGAAGGAGCCGTCGATGATGAATGAGCTTTCGGCATCGGCCCTTCAGATGAAGTCGATTCGTCTTGAGGAGCGTCAGGCGGATTTCGTGGCCTCAACCGAGGCTATGGATGCTGATGGTGACATCGTCGAGCAGAGCTGGGACTTGGAGCGCTACCTGAAGAACCCGGTGGTGTTGTTTGGTCACAGTTCCAAGGATTTGCCGATCGGTCACGCGACGAACGTGAGCGTGAAGGACGGTCAGCTCCAGGCGACGATTGTTTTCGCGTCTGCGAAGGCTAACCCGATGGCAGAGCAGGTATGGCAGAGCGTCCA